TGCCAAAACAAAAGATTTATGGAAGAAAAGAACCTGGAATAAAGCTCATCCCGATATAGTCGCAGAACAATATGTTACTGGTGGTGTTAAAAAAATATATGAATTAATGGAGGGGGAATTAACTCCTGAAAAATTTCAAGCACTTGTTACAGAATTTAAGAAAGTTGGACATACTCTCGATGCAGGTAATATACCTCTTATGATTATGGCAGCAGATTCTCCAACAATGCAAGGACAACTTAAAAGATTAATGCAATCTGATCCTCTTTTCAGGAAAAAAGTAGAAGAGGAAGTCTATAAACTTGGACTATTAATTGACGAAAGAGCAGATGCTATCTTTGGTACTCGATATTCTCCTGTTAATTTAGAAGAATTACCAGCACAATTAAGAAATCAGGGAGAGAGGCTTATAGCATTAAGAATGGAACTAGATAGAAAAATTGAAGCACTTGATCTTAGTTTTGTTCCTGGTAAGGCTGATGAAATTGGTAATCAAATTAGACAGATTGTTGAGAAAAGAGAGGCTATTGCTAGAAAGGAAATGAAGCCTATCTATCAAGCAATAGATGATGAAGCAGCAGCAGCAAATATAATGTTACCACCAGAAGCTACTACTGCATTGTATGATTTTGTAACAGCAAATAATCTTAGAGATTTATTTGGTAAAAGAACTCCTATAGATAATAAGATTCAAGCATTTCTTAAACCACAGATGAATACAGAAAAAGTTCTTGTAGACCAGGTTCGAGCTGATGGAACAACAATACAAGTAGAAAGAATGAGGGGTGAATTAAACCCAGATCATAAAATGTATATACCACCAGAATCCAAGCCTTTGACTTGGGCACAAATGGATTCTTTAAAAAGAGCAATAAATGCCTTTAGTAGAGAAAATCTAAACTCTACTGAAAGAAGAAAATTAGCACAATTTAAAACATATTTTAATGAACAAAGATTAAGTTTAGTAGCACTTGAAAAAGAAACTGGTCTTGCATTTGATAATACGAAAGCAATGGAACTTAATGCAAGATTAGATGCAGCAGATGTTTTGTATTATGAAAAGATTGGAATACCATATAGTGCAGAGGGTATTGTTCAAATTAATAGTAAAAAATACGCAACTGAAATTTACCCTGTTTTATTTAAAAATAGCGAATCGTTGAATCATTTCCTTAGTGTTTCTGGAAAAGAAGGTAAAGAGGTTGCACAAAACGCCTACATACTGAATATGTATGATAAAGTAATGAAAGATGGTGTGTTCAATCCTAAGAAAGTACAAATTCTAATGAGAAAAGATAGAAGATTATTAGATCAGTTACCAGAAGTCAGAACAATGCTTGAAAAATCACTTGTGGATCAAGGTGAACTCATGCTTAGAAGAGATGCTATTAATAATGCCTCGAAAGATTTTGAAATGGAAATAGCCAATCATTTTTTAATTTCATCTGCATTAAGTCCAAATTATCCAGCATTGGCAACTAGACTATATAAAGGAGATATGGCCTTTTATCAGAAAATTCAAAAGGATTTAGAGAAATTGGACACAAGTTCTGCTCGTATTGTAAATGATAATATTAAAAGAGAGTATGTAACTCAGGTTTTTAATAGCAAGGATGGTGGAATGAAATATATATTAGATCCTACAAATTCCAAAATGGTGAACGCAATATTTGAACCTGAACAAGTAACAGCACTAAGAAATCTATCAACCTTATCGGATCAATTGAAAAAAATTGATATAGTGGAATTAAATAATAAGGCCACCGCCCAAATAGTTGATCCAGTTGCAAAACATGTACCAGGCGTTACCACGCAATATGGTGCAGCTCAAATCAGGGATAGGGTTTCTAGTATAGGAATGAAAGTTATAAGAATATTAACACATATTAACGAAGCAAAATTAGCAAGTAAGCTGGATAGAGGAATTCAACAATTAATACTTCATAAAGATATAGAAAAATTAAATGTTTGGGGAAAAACAAACGATTGGAAATTAAGTGCAGGTAGTTTCAATGCACTTAAAAATATTATTGGAGAGATGATTCCAACCTATATACATGGATCAACAGAAGGCTTCTTCCTTCAAGAGTTACAGGAAGAATCAAATCAAAGGGTAAGAGAGGGGAATATATAATGTCGCATGCCAAAATTGATTGGGGAGGAATGTTTAGTAATGTTATGGACAAACATCCCTTAACTAAATTAGAGGGGATGTTATTACCAGTAGAAAAATATGCTCATAATGTTGTAACTGGCGATACATCTTTAGAGGGAGATGATTTCTCTACTGCTGCATTATCTTTATTAAAGGATATAATCAAAGGCGAGGGTGTTAATGCTCCTCATGGCACTAGGCGAGTTGATTTGCATGATGAAGGGATGATGAAAAAATATGCACCAAATTTTGAGGGTGGCTTAGACCATTTAGTCCAACCCTTTGGTCAATTAAAGAATACCCTGGGTGCTTTTGATGTAGTCCAGAACAACCAAGGCGAGTATGTCGTTACCGATACTTATGATTGGACTGATGAATACAAAGACATGGATTATATTGGTGAAGATAAAGATTTTTTAAATATGTTCGGTAAATTCGCTTATGAACATGGCGGAACGAAAAAAGGCCAGGGAACACCTTTCCATATAAATCTAGGTAAATTAGAATAATGTACCCAGTATATTAATCCTCAAAAGGTGTCATAGGAGGCTTCGGTGGAGGCCTTTTTTTTTCCTCTAGCAAAACACCAGCCTTGACACACTTTGCTTTAAAACTTTCCATACGAACAGAAAAGGGAATTTTTTTTTCCTCTTTTTCTACCCATCGTTCTATAAGCTCTGACTGTTGTTTCATAGCATCAGTATGCTGATCGAACATTCTCTTATATTCAGAGTCCTCTTCAAAATTAATCAATTCATCTTGTGCATCATGTAACTTTGCGTGTACACATTTCTCCTCATCTGGAATCCAAGCCTGTGTGGGAAACTGATCTCGTTCCTTACACGCTGCCATTACTCTCTTATATTGTGGAGTATCGAAGGCTGAGTCTGTCATACTTTCCATCCAGCACATAAAGACTCTTCTTCTGCCGAGCAAGTCAGTTGTTCGCTTTTCATCATATCCATCTTAGTTTCAAATTCAGCACATCCTGCTAGTAGCAGTATTAGAATCAATACTATAGTTTGCATACCCCATCCTCACAATCATCATCATTAGTTGTTATTATATACTCTTCTGCTCTATTAGGTTTACTAACAGTAGGAATTTTTTTTACTGTTGAAAAATGCTGTAGTAGATCCTGGAAACTTCTTTTCTGCGTTCGTTTCATATAACTATCATAAGACTTCTTGTAGTCCATTCCCCTGTTAGATGCTCTCTGGGCATAATCTTCTGACAAAAACTCACACATTTCCAATTTCTCTACAGTCATTCTGTTCTCCTATCTCTATCATTGTAAACAAGATTCTTGGTTTATTGCTATATTTTTTACTAGCAAAAACCTCAACTACTTGTCTATCATCTACAAAATAAACACCATTCAATGAGTCTAATATTGCTTTGATATAATTATCAATATCAGAATTATTATTACAATAGGTGTTCTCTCTTTCTAGTCTTTTCTTTTTTGACCAGGATTGGGGTATCTTGATCTTAAATCTCAAGGAAACACAGACTAGATTTTTACAGGGAGTTACATCTAACTCACTTGTAAGTGCTTCCATATCTTTTTTGAACTTTGTGTACTTCTTGGGATAGTAAGTAGAAAATCTACTTACCCTTGGTCTTGCAGCAGGAACAGGATCTACTTTAAATGTAATCCTCATAGTTTTCGCTTCTTAAATAATCTATATCTTGTACAGCAAGAGCCAAATGCAGTCTAATTTCAATATTTGCTTCAGTATCTTCCTCCCTTGCTAACTCTAAAGCATCTTTAACATTTTCTGCAATTGCATCTAGTTTATCTAATCGCTGTTCTTTATGTAATCTGCTCATTTTCCATGTTTTAATCTTCTTTAGGTAGTTTAATACCCCATTCAATTGAGAAATACCTGTCAATATCTTGTAAAAATTGATCAAATTCTGGAACAGTTAGATCTTTAGTAGATTTATCTTTATCTCCTAAAAATTCAAAGGCAAGATTTTCTTTACAATCTTGTTTAGTTTCTCCAAACTCTTTTCTTAATATCTCTACCCAGGCATGATAAAGCCTGTTTTGAGCATCACTTCTTTTGGGTTTGTCTTTACTAATTGATACTGTAGCTACTTCACAGTCAGGATTTTTATTAAAGAACTTTCTACTCAAGGATCTGAAAATTTCTTCTTTGGGTTTATCTCTATAAATGATCCTGTACATAGTTATTGTAACATATTAATTAGTCTTTCCAAATAGAATTTTGCTTTTTTTAAATCCTCCACTCCATTTTTAAATCTATGCCTGCAAACATATTTTAGAATGTTGGATTCTAGGTATGGTAAGTCTTGATCTATTATAAAATCTATTACCTCAATCTTACCTTGTTTATAATGAGAGGGATTGATGGGATCATCAACCCCTTGATTCTCATTAGCCACCAATCCATCCAAATAACAGAGCCAGAACGACTATGCCAATAAAAATGGCTAATGACTTTTTCTTTAACACTAGATCAATTAAATCTTTCATTCAGACAACTCCTTTCGGATGTCATCATCAAGCAATCTCCAAATGATCAAGGTTGCGATTAAACCGACAAGTCCAGCAGCACCAAGTTCATGGATTATTCCAATAATTGTGCCAATGACATTGCCTCCCAAAAATGGTACTGAATGGCCAAATACCACCTGTAAGACGATTGCCAAACTTATCAATTTCACCCCAAGGTTGATTGCTAGATCGGCAACTTTCGTTATTCTTTCCATCATTATTACTCTCCTTCCTCTAGTTATAACGGAATAGGACATAACTTGCCCCACCATGCCCATGGCTCTTGATCGTTATGCCCTATTCGATTACAACTATAATAAACCTTCCTGATCCAGGATCTTTTGAGTGTTAATAATTGCTCTTAACATTTCCAGCTCCAGTAAATCAGGATCAAAGGGAGGGTTTGTTTGTTTTCTACCATCATATATATCGTGGCAGTTTAAACATAAGTAAGCACCATGTATGTCTAAAGATTTTAAACCCAAACCTGCCCCATTGAGGTGTGCCAAAACAACTGTTTCGTTGTCAGGCATACAACCCTCTAATCTCATTTGGCAGGGTTTCCCCCTCGCTGAATTTCTTATTTTTTTATTCTTGGTCTTTGTCATAGATATTAATCTCTATATCAGAGAATTTAGAATAATTACCATCAAAATTACACTTAACAAAGCCACTTTTTCCCATTCTATTCTTGGCAACAATGAATTCAGCCAATCCTCGATCAGGTGAATCCTCATGATAATAGTCATCTCGATAAACAAACATAACAATATCAGCATCTTGCTCGATTTCTCCTGAAGCTCGTAAATCACTCATATAAGGCCTTTTATTTTCTCGGCTCTCTACCCCCCTGCTTAACTGAGAAAGTAGAATTATGGGTAT